CGCATGGCAAACTGGCCGCACAAACGGAAGTGACGGCGGTGCAGGCTGCATTGGATCGGGTGGCTAACCGCTACCTTGGTTATCCGTACTTCGTCAGCGGCAATTGCCCGCATGACGCCACGGCAGCCAATGAGTACGGTGGAGGTGTTGCCATCCTCGGTGACTTCGCACGCGGTGCCGCCCTTGGATATTTCGGCGGCGTGGACGTTGTGATCAACCCGTACACCTTCGACATCAACAATCAGGTGCGCATCAGCATTCACCGCCACTTCGATTGTGACGTGTTGCAGGACGGTGCCCTGCACGCCCGCTACAATGACGGGCAGGCATAATCTGCAGGCATATGATATGAAAGGGGCTGCCATTACGGTGGCCCCTTTTATTTTGCAGTCATGCAAATGACCATCAGCGGGGCCACGGATTATGATTCAATCATCACCGTGGCGGATATCAAAGAACACCTGCGTGTGACGCATGACCTTGAGGATGATCTAATCAGCGCCATTCGCGTGGCCGCTGTCAATTTCATTGAGAATTACTGCAATGTGCGGCTGGGCAGTTTCACGGCGTATGGCTACCTGCCGCGCTGGGTGGGCAGTTACATCCCCGTCGGACCGGTCACGGCCATCAGTGCGGTGGAATATGAGACCGACAACGCCGGCACCCTGTCCACCTTGGATTCCTCAAAGTGGCACGTGGACACACGCAGCCAGCCGGCACGCATCACGTTCAGTGATTACCCGGCACCATTCGAACATGCGCTCATGCCCATCCGCATCACCATGACTGTGGGCCATGCTTATGACAACATCCCCGGCACACTCATGCAGGCCATCCGCCTGATGTGTGCGCACCTGTATGAAAACAGGCAGGATGAAGTCATCGGCACTATCACTTCCCGTGTTAAGTTGGGAATAGATGCACTGGTGTCCGGGGAACGAATCATCTATCAAGCATGAAGGGCGCAGGCCGGCTTTCAGAACCCATTGTGATCCGCACGCGGACCACCACCGTGGACGCGTATGGGCAGCCCGTGCCCGATGTCACCACAGACACCACCGTGTGGGCCGAGGTTATACACCCCGGCAGCGCATCCGAATCCGTGAAGGCATCCCAAATCTATCCGGAACGTTCTGTGACCTTTGTGATTCGCCACCCGAACCCCACCGATGACGCTGGGGCGTACACATTCAATGAAGCCGCTGAGGTGGTGTATATGAATGATGTGCTGGACATCATCGGCATTGCACCCATTGGCCGCCGTGATGGCCTGACGGTGTACTGCAAAAAGCGCGGCACCTCTAATGTCTAACACTTCACGCAGCCTCGGACACGTCCAAGGGTTGGAAGACCTGCAGCGCAAGTTGAAACGGCTGGCACGCTATGGGGCAAAGAATGAAAAAGAGGTGCAGAAAGCCCACAGGCAGGTGGCCAAAATTGGGGTGAAGGCCGTGCGCAATCAGATCACGGATTATCCGGAACTCATTAAGGTGCGCCGGGGCAACAGGAAGAACAAAGGAAAGCGCGGCCCAAACTATGACATTCAATCCGGCAACCTGCGCAAATCCATTGGCGTCAGTGTGAACGTGGTGAACCGCATGAACGTGCTGATAGTTCCAAAGAGTGGCATGGTCGCACGTGAACGCCGTGCGCCACAGGAAGGCCAGCTGTTGAAGAGCGACGGATATTACGCACACATGGTGGAGATGGGCGTCAAGCCACGCACACAGAAAGGCTTCCGGGGATTCATGGGCGGCAAAGGTGAACCCGTGGTGGGTCCAAAGAACAAAGGATTTTTCAGCAAGGGCATAAATGCCAGCATGTCCGCCATGCAGGCTGAGTTTGTCGCCCAACATCGCAAACTCTGGAAAAAGGCAGCACGGTAATGGAAGCGGGAAAGGTTATATACAAGCTGCTCAAAGACAGCACGGATGTGGGGAACATCGCCGGGGATAGGATTTATCCGGAAATCGCAAACCAAGTGGACGCCATGCCGCTGGTTGTGTACACCATCGAAAGCGCAGACCCGTCCGGCACAAAGCAGGGCACATCCACGCTGGACGTGGTGCAGTTTGATGTCATGTGCATGTCCACCGATTATGCGCAATGCATGACACTGGGCACGGCCACGCGTGGTGCGTTGGACCGGATTGGCGGAACCATCAGCGGCGTGCCGGTGCAGTCCATTGATTTTCTGTCACAGGCTGTGGATTTCGATTATCCAACAGACGCCCACGTGTTGATCCAAACATATCGGATGCGCCTGCAGTTCACCGGCACGGTCAACACTTACGGTGCCATCTATGACGCGCCGTCTTATGACATCATACAGGTGGGGTTGAGACCGGACAAACTCACCGGCGGTTCCGATGTGTTCACGTTTTCAGGCAGCACCCCGGTGGTGGTGCCGTTGGATTTGGAACACCTCAAAAGCACCCCAGCCATGGACCTGCTGGCGGGTGGCATTGTGAACACCACGCTGACCGGTTATTATCGAATCACGGCCACCGTCACATTCAGTGCGGATCAAAGCAACGTCCATCCAGCGTGCCACATCATTGTGGAGACGCGCCAACTCAACACCATTGGGGGCGGCTTCATTCATCACAGCGGTGACGTGGCCAGTGTGTGCATTTCGGAACTCACAGAGATTGACAGCACGTCACGCATCATGCTGCGCGTGTACGATGCCGACAACGGCAGCCACGCCACGTCCATTTCCGCTGTGACATTTGCAGTGGAACGGGTGGTGCAGTGACGCCGCGCGGTGTTACTTTGAGGGCATGGATTTCATCATTGAACACTGGGCAGAACTGCTCATTGCCGTCATGGCCTTTGGCAAAGCTGTGGCCAACATCCTGCCGTCAGAGAATCCGCGCAAAGTCTTTGCGTATTTGGATTTGCTGGTGGATGCCATCATCAAAGACAACACCACCAAAAAGAATTGACCCATGGCTGTCATGAATGGAACCGCCGTCCTTGTGACCGTCGGCGGCACTGAAATCAACCTGCTGACAGAGTGCAGCATCTCACTGTCCACGGAACTGCGGGACATCACGAACAAAGAATCTGCCGGCTGGAAACAGTCCTTGGCAGGACTGCGCAGCGGCAGCATCAATTTCAGCCTGTTGCACGATGAGGACAATACGTTCGGCACTCAGCAACTGTGGACGGCGTTCACCAGCAACACGGCGCAGGCATCTGTCAAGTTCACCACAGAGGCGTCCGGGGAATATGAATTCGAGGCTGCCGGGTGGGTGACTTCATTGGAAATGAACGCAGGCACGGAAGACAACGTGACCACGTCCGGAACCATTGAACTGGATTCTGAAATTACCTACACGCAAATCGCTTAATGGTTGAGGCTGTAGAGATTGCAGGCCGCACGTTCCACCTGCGTGCCACCATGCGTGCGCTGCGGAACGCAAAGACACAGGATGGTGTTGACATTCAAACTTTGGGCGGTGATCCTTTGGACATCGTTGTGCTGTGTTATCACTTCGCATGTGCTGGGGCACAAACGCAGGGCACGGAACTGACCATGAGCAGGGACGAATTTGAAGACATTGTGACGCCGGCAGACCTGCCAACCATTAGCGCAGCGATGGAAAAGGTCATGGCCGTGCCCTCAAAAAAAAAGTGAGGGCGAAGGCACGCCGGTGACCTTCAACGATTTTGTGCGGATGGGGTTGGGCTGTTTGGGCCTAACCCCTTCCGTGTTTTATGACATGGATTTCATTGACTTCCATCTAGCCATGGAGGGATGGAATGAGGCAGAGGAACAGCGGCAACAAATGGAGTGGGAACGCACCCGGTGGCTGGCCGCCACGATGCTGGCACCGCATGGCAAAAAGGGCAGGCCCATTCAGCCACGTGATTTGATACAGTTTCCGTGGGACAGCGTATTAAGCAGGCGGAAATTGCCAAAGGCTGAACAGGCGGACGCGTTCCGGCAATTGATGGCCATTGCAAAACCGAAAAAGACATGAGGTTATCAGAACTCTTGGTAAGCATTGGTTTGGAAGCCGCGTCATTGCGGAAGCTAAATCAGCAGTTGGGTGAGACCCAGCGGCGTTTTAAGAAATCATTTGGCAACATTCAGGCGTCTGTCCAAAAATTTGGGCAGAGCATGACACGCGCGGTGACGTTGCCGCTGGCCGGGTTGGGTGTCGGTGCCATCAAAGCCGCTGCCGATCTCGAAAAGTTGGAAGTGTCTTTCATCAGCCTGACCGGTGGCGCGGAACAGGCTGCCGCGATGATGCAGAACCTCAACGCGTTCACTGCACGCACGCCGTTCCAAATTGAAGGCGTGGCCAACGCGGCGCGGCAGCTGATTGCATCCGGCAGCGGAATCAATGAGGTGAATGGTCAGCTGCAGTTCCTCGGTGACATCGCCGCCACGTCAGGCGTGGAAATCGGTGAGATTGCCGCCATCTTTTCCAAGGTCAACGCAAAGGGGAAGGTGGAATTGGAAAACCTGAACCAACTGGCTGAACGTGGCATCCCCATTTTCAATGCATTGGCTGAGGCCACCGGGCTGCCGGCGGACAAACTAGGTGCCGGGGCTGTAAGCGTGGAACAGTTCAATGACACGCTGAAAGGGTTTGCAGAGGAAGGTGGATTTGCGGCAGGTGCCATGGAACGCCTGAGCCAAACGGCGTCCGGCAAACTGTCCACGGCGATGGACAACCTGAAAATTGCCGGGGCTGAGTTGGTGGAATCACTGATGCCACACAT